GTAACCTGGATCATATCTTCTTCTTTAGCTTCCGGTGTTACCCGCTTTATGTAGTCGATGGAAATAACCATCTTAGCGCAATCCTTCCGGTTCTTTACGGCCCGGATCGCTGCCGGTGTCATCATGGCCAGTCGTTCGGCCACTACCCTTTCGCACTTAGTTGCTGCAGTCCGAAGGGCCCCTGCCCAGTCCTTCCATCCCCTTGATTGATACTTATCTGCGATCGCCACCATTTCCCCGCAGCATATACCGATCTTGCACCAGTCGATTGTTTCATCCTCTTTCATATGGTTCCGGATCTTAAGGCCGGCAGCTTGTAATTCTTCAAGTGTACGATGTTTAGCTTTCATCTGGATCACCCTGGCCAAGCGCTAGTCTAACAAGTTTTTCAGATTGCTTGCTATGTTTATCGCCACAATAAATCATACTACTTAGTAATCCAACAACATCCCGCAGCCTTTTTTCATTATCAGTATGTTTATGTAATGCTTTGCAAGCAGCTGCATAGGCCCATGATGTAGGTGTTTCCCAGACAAAACATTCTTTATCGGTAAAGGTTTCTTGTACTCTATTAAGTTCAGCCAATAGATATTTAATATCAGATGGTGCATGAGCCACAAAATTCATATTGTCCCTATGGTCATAATTACCTTCTTCAGCTGCTAATATTGCATCAGATAAAAAATCAGCTATAAATATAGTTTCGCCAGTTTTTGGATCCTCTGCTTTTATCCCGCTGCATAACTGGATCCCGCTTCCCAGGCATACCATCCAATTGCCTTTTGTAGCTTTAAGTAATCTACTTTCTATTTCTTGTGGCCGGGTAATTTCGCTTCTGCTCACTTTATTATTCATGGCTTAAACCATGCTTTACCCGATCATGTTCTTCTGCCCGCTTAGCATTGTTGAATCTGGCAGTCGTGCCCACTAGGTACCCGGTTATCCGGCGGATCCGTTCAAATGGTGGATTATTATAACTGTACTTAACATCCACATACTCACCATCGACCTTGATATTAGCGCATACAATGTCATGCTTATGTTTTTGATGCAGATCCTTCAAGTAAACTTCTATTTCTTGATCGCTTATATCACCGCTTACAATCACCAGGATATTGCCTATTCTGGTTTCCCTGGGCATACAGTCCATCCCCCTCTTGTAATCTTTTGATGGTATCCCGAAGGATAATAATGTCTTTTACTAGCTTGACATTAATACCCTTCAGCCGCTTCACTTCATCGAATAAACCTTTGTTAATTTCGACACTCATTTTAACTTCTCTATTATGTATAATTCAGTTTTAATATTAGCAAGTCCCTGTCTGGTTTCCCTTAGATCCGCCTTGATATCCGCCATACCGCAATAGAATACCAATGAAGCTGCAGCTGCCAATACCATGATAAAAAAGAATCCAAAACAGTATAATCTAACTTCGGCCAATGCGTGTTCTAAATCGTCAAGCTTATCCCACAAATCCGGATCTACCATGGTATCACCCCTTTTCGCTTTCTTCCTTCATGGCCACCGCGATCCCGGCTAATATTCTCCACCCCATAGCGCCCAAATGATCGTCTGATCGATCCCCGACCATGTAAGCAACCATATGTATCATCCCATGATTAAAATGTTCTGAAGAAGTGATCTTCGCCCAGTTGTTGCGGCCATACTTCTTTTGGCCATAAGCGGATCTTGCTGCAATTCGCAGAAGGGCCAGAGGATTAACATCTGTAAAATCATATATTGATTCAGACTGACTTCCGCCGGCCGTATTCTTTACCACCGGTGCATCTGGTGAGATACCAGGCAAAGGTTTTCCGTATTCCGGAATAGGATGCTTGTACTTCTGTACCGGTTTAAGTATCCTATCCACCCGGTACTTATCGTAATTCAATTTACATTTATCATCAATTTCTTGTTTCTTTGCTTTTAAACTATCATCAATTTTTGATAATTCTTTTTCCGTTTTCTCTATCGCCCTGCCTACTAAATCATTCATGTATTCATCAGAAGCAGCATTTTTAAAAGGATCTTTCTGCCCAACATATCCCGGATTATATCCCCTGGTAACAAGTCCATCAAATACTTCTTTTCGTACATGATCGATATCAACTTCAGATAACTTTGATACTATATGCAGCAATGTTTCTGCACTATTTTGAACATCTATAATTTCAGACATAAACCTATTAACATTAAATTCCGACTTATAAAATTCTTCTTCAACTTCTACCATTTCTGACCGCATATGTTCCATTTGTTGCTTGATACCGCTATGTAAATATTTCCGACAAAATACTGGCCCATTAATCATTTCCGGCGCTTCTACTTGTAACCCGGATAAAGTTGCTTCCTGCTCTAATTGCTTAATAATTCCTTCAGCATGATCCCTTATATATTTATTAAACATCTTTTACCCCCCTATGATAACAACCTATTTCCAATTTTTTACCGCTGCTTCTGCGTAATCCTAGCGTTAATTTCCTGCCGCAGCCTGGGCAGTTTCCATATGTATTACCCCTACCATCCAGGGACAGGCCCTTCACCTGGATCCCCTTGCCACAAGCCGGGCAGTAGATAACATCAAGCATCATTTCTCCACCAAATTACAAGCCACAACATGATCTTGGCATTTTTGGCATAATCGCAAGTTACCAACTATTAGCATTTTCTTTGAAAACTCATTGCAAGCATGGCACCCTGGCAGATACTTCATAAGGATGATCTTATCTTCTTCCACGAAAACTTCCAAAGCATCCCCTTCTTCAATGCTCATATTGCGCCGTAATTCAATCGGCACGACTATCCGCCCCAGTTCATCCACCCTTCTAACAATCCCAGTAGCTTTCATAATTTTAATCCCCTTCACTATATATTTGACACATAATATTGCAATCTTCCATTATCTCATTTTCGATTCTTCCCCTAGATGGATCTAGTTCATCAAGGAATACACCTTTAATGCAGGTATGCCCTATAATCCTTTCAAACGCTGCCCTTTCTTTAAACACTTCTGGAAAATCAATTCTTATCTTATTCCAGTACCCCATGCCGCCCTTCACGCAGCCAATACAGTTATTATTCCGATACCCCAGGTCATACATTGCCGGCCGCTTTATTCCCAATTGCTTAATCATTCCATGGCAATCTTCTTTTGTTAGCATCCTTTCAATAAGCGGGAACGTATGTTTAAATTCCGGCATTGTTTCTAATATTCTATCTGCTCTACTCCTTTCGTCATAGTCAAAACCCCATACATAATTTAGATCTTTCTTGCCATACTCCCATTCTTTCCTTACCCTCTTTTTAAGTATTTCAGTACACTTTGCGCCATAACGAGAATTTATAAAGCGAAAAGATTCAATTACATTTTTAACCGACTTATATTTAGATTGCATTATTTCAGTTTTCTTACCTGTTACTTTTTCGCAGTCATTAACAAATCGCAATGTATCCGGATGCTGATCGTCAATATGACAATACAAGATTTTATCTATTTTTTTCTTTTTCTATATATGTGGCTATAAGACTAGATACACCCGCCGAAAACCAAGATACTTTCATGTTTTCCCCTTTCGCTTTATATGTGCTTCCATGTAGCATAGGCCAATATGCAGTCGATCGTTCGCTTACATACTCCAAATTCAATTGCTAACATTCTTCTGGTCACAACTTTAGGAACATAATTCGCCCGGATCCTTCTAACCTGGCCATCGTCTAGGCGGGCCGTATTGACCTCTACACCATGTTTAATCTTTTCGGGATGTGTAAAGCTACCATTTAGCACACCAAATGCCTTGCCAGGTATATGCCGCCCCTTAGACAAGCAATCCTGCATATTATCAGATGCCGTTCCCAGGAATAAATGATCTGGATTAACGCAGCACTTATTATCGCACTTGTGAAGCACCCATAACCCATCCTGGATCGTCTTATGCTTCAGCATCCATGAAAACCTATGGGCCTTATACTTGCTGCCCAAATATGTATACTGGCCATACCCGCGATTATCGCCGGCCCCTCTCCATTCCCAACAACCAGAAGTAATTATTTCATCCCGCCATCGCCAGATCCGATCCGGCAGCTTGTCCACCTTCGCCCAAAACCGCTGCATCCATCATCGCCGCCTTTAATGGTTTAGAAAGGTATTTCCTCCCCGGTATCGTCATACTTAATATCTTTACCAAAGCTATTTACATCATCTTTGCTCTTTGCTGCTGCCGGCGATGCCTGGGCCCCTTGCTTATTACTATCTAAAAACTCTACATTCTGGGCCACTACTTCAGCCACCCGGCGCTTCTGGCCATCCTTTTCGTATTCGCGGATTGATAAACGACCTTCGACCAGTACCTTCCGGCCTTTAATTAAATTATTTCCGCATATTTCCGCCAATTTGTTCCATACTACTATTGGCACGAAGTCGGTTTTCTTGTTATCACCAAAACCAGAATTGACACCTATTGAGAATGTTGCCACAGTTTTATCACCATTTACCATCTTTACTTCTGGATCCCTTGTTAAATGACCAACTAATACAACTAGATTCATACCTTCTTACCACCCTTTATAAGTTCTTGTCCCTTTGCCGCAGCGCCGGCAATCATTAGCCACAACTTAAGCTTGTTCATTCTGGGCACCTTCCTTTTTCTTTGCTTTAAAAGCACATTCAAAACCATCATTTACCGGGCCCCGATAGTTCCTACATTCGCTGCACCTTACTGCAGTATAAATAATCTTTTCAGTTTTCGGGCAAAATGCGTGTATTACTGTCCAGGTTTTAATCTTCATAAGTCGATAGTGCCCTCCTTAGTTAGCTTAGTCTTATGCCCCTTCCTTATTTGATGTTCAGTATGAAATTGGTGAAGATCTTCCCTGGCCCGCTTGTTATGTTTTGGTTGGCCAGGTATCAGATCCCGCTTCAATTCTTGATGGCAGCTGCAGGAAAGGATATAAGTAAGTTCAGTAACCTTCAGCGGATCCATTGAAGTATCTTGTGTCCTTTTCATTGCTTAGCTTTCCCCCTTAAGCTTGTACCCTTAAACCCTAGCATTATAGATGTTGAGCGCAGCCGATCCAATACCCGGTCTGCATATGTAGCTTTCAGTAATTCACCGGTCAGATTAGTAGTTATAATATTCGGTAACATTCGATTATACCTTTCGGATATTATTGCATCAAACTTGGTTTTCACCCATCCTTCCGTATATTCAGCGCCCAGATCATCCATTACCAGGATCTTCACAGATCGCAAGCGTTCTTCATACCGGGCAGATTCTTCTTTGTCCCTTGCCTTGATGGTAAAAATATTATCAAGTAATGATGCCATTGTTACGAATTGTACCGGTATATCTAAGTCCATTGCCCGCTGCACTACCCCTACCGCGATGGATGTTTTCATTAGGCCCACCGGCCCGCCTAGTATTAAGCCAGTCCCATTTTTAACGTGATCTTTTAACTTGTCAGCATATAACTTTGCTTCTGCAAAACTTTCCTTAACACTTTCCGGGATCCCCCGCGCTTCCATTTTATCAAAGGTACATTCCCAGTACCGGCGATAAACCCCGCGCTTTTCCAGTTCATCATACCGCTTCTTCAAGATATCATCATCACATATTGTCGTAACTTTTTTGGTAGTCTGTATCGGCGCTGCCGCAATTTGCGTTTGGATCCTTGCGACCACCTTTTGCAGTTCCTTGTCCATGTGTTCCATAAGTAACCACCTTTTGATTAAGGTACCCTTCAAACTTATTTCCGAACAATGTTTCTGGTCTAAGGTATTGATTGTTATTTGGATCATCAAGCCATTGTAAACATTTTTTATCAATGACAGTTTTAAAATCTTCAAGAACAAATCCATTGTTCCATCTGGCCTTAATTAGATCCCTAGTCTTTTGGCCATTAGATTTATACTTAGTTGCAGCCTTAAGATTAAGATACATAATTATTTCAGCGTAGGGTATAATATCTTCTTCTTTACTATCCTTTACTATACTATTCTTTACTTTACTTTGGATATAACTTGCATTGCTTGTGCTATGCACTTGCATATTTTTTGCATCCGGTTCATCTATTTTATCCTTTCCCCACCTCTTTTCGGCCGCGCTTTTCCTTTTTTCTCTAATATCATCAAGCCGGCCCATTCTTTTTAACAAGGTATTACACCATAAAAATGATTCATCACGTTGCAATAAGAAAAATTCATCGCAGCAATCGTTGATAAATTGTTCAAATTTACTGCAATCGTATTGCATTTGCAATGCAAGTGCATTAATCGTGTACTTCATAAGCGGTAACTTGTATTCGCTTTGCTCTCTTAATGTTTCCACTACCATCCAGTAAAGACCATAACCTTCAGATCCATAAACACTTCGCATTGCAAGAATCTTTGGATCAGTTCGCGCATTGGCATCATGGCTAAAGTAGTAAGCATCCTTCATATTACTACCCCTTCCGCAAGTAGTTCGCCAAATCTGTTTCACTTACTCGCCATTGCCCTCTGCCATTTCCAATGCGAACACCAGGTAAGATACCATTCCTTAAATATTGACCTACCATAGCAGGATGCACTTGCAACCTACTGGCAACCTCTGACACCTTTAAAAGCTTGTCCTTTTCCATCGTTTCACCACCCCTCTGATAATACATATTCTACACTACTATTCTAATTCCTTCTTTTTTATTCTAATTATTTTAATTATTTTTATAAATAAAAGGGACGGTCTACTACCCCGCCCCTTCAGTTCTAATTAGATATTTCCTGTTACTATCAGATACCCTTCCAGTTCTTTCTTGATATTGTTGATTTCATTTTCAAGGGCCCGCTTTTTATACCTGGCATACTTAGGGCACGTTAGATTAAAAGAAAGTTTTTCCTGTTCGCTGCGTGGTTTAACGACTTCGACTTCAATCTCCATCATTTGAGTAAATCCGCTTTCGTTGAATATTTCAATGTTGGCCATGATTATTTGCGGTAATCTCACAGTACCTTCAGTTTCGCCCATCTTAATAGCAAAGGTATAATTGTTGCGATCGTCATATGTAAAATCGCCATTGATGGTAGTAACAAATTTAAAGTTTTGCAGCTGCGATATTAAAGATTCGATCTGCTCTACTTCGCCATCTTCGCGCCGGCGCAGGAAATCGATAAGATTCTTCTGACCAAAACTGCAGCCACCTTTTAGAATATTAATCCATTCATCGTGCTGCATGGATGTTTTATAGGAGTAGTTCAGCCGATCTTGATCACGTGATTGAGTGTAAGAGTTTAATATAACTTTTACACCAACATCACTATAAGCTATTACTGTATCGGACACGTGCCCCCTAGCTTTAACCAATTCAATCAAGCTAGGTGTAGAATAGGCATCATACTTAAAACCATCATACACGAAGATTTCCGGTGCCTGGCCATGACGAATAACCAATTCGCCACCATCGGCAGTAACATTGATATTTAATTCTTTTTCCATAATTACTTATTACCTCCCGCTATATTTGTGAATAGGTTTACCACTTTCATAGGTTCCGGCGCTTCTTCAGTAATCAGCTTGTTATCGCCAGTCATACGGCAAATACTAGCTTTCTTAATGGCCGGGAATTTTGGAGTAATGGAGTAAGCTGCAGTTATCATCGTTGAGGTATCAGCTACCCGCTTGATATCGATGGTAATAGCCACCGTTGCTTTTTGGCCATGCTTCAACTGGGATAATAGGGCCGGAATAAAACTTTGAAATTCAGCTTCCAGGTTCCCTTCGCAAATAGTCGATAAGGTTAATTCTACTTCTGCCAATGTAATTTCCCCCTTTTTTTATAAAACGCTATTTAGCGTAATTACTTATCTAATTCGGTATAGTGAATAATACGATCAAGTTTCTTTGTTCCCCTGCAGTAAGCGCAGCGCTCACATCGTTTTGGTTCGGCCAGATGCCTTTTTACCGATAAGATCCTGGGCATATTGATTTCAATTGCTTTCAGTTCAGCTTCCACCCGGCCCGGATCCTTAAGGCTAATAACTTCTTTATCTGGTGGTTCTTCCTTCGATACTGCTACCATAATACCTTCGTACCAATCACCGGGATCCCTACCGCTTACCAGTCTTTCCATTTCTGCGTATACTGCGTGTTGTCTAGGGTAATGGTACATTTCTAGGAATGATACCTTACCCCCTTCTTCTGGATCCCAAACCAATTCGCGGATGCTGCGAGTAGATTTCAATTCGCCAAATCTTCTTTTTTCCGGATTATAAACATCAAGCATAGATTTCCAATAGCACCCGAACATTTCCGCCGTTAAGATAACTTCTTTTCGGCCCTGCAGTACAAACATTACTAATTCATCTTGTCGCAGTACATCGATCATATCCATGATATCTTGATATTCGGAATATAATCCGCCGGCCTTTTTATATAGCGCAGGAGTAGATGCCTTAAATTCTTCGATCGTGCCATCATTCCAGGAATGAAGCAGCTTACCGGCGATAAGGGCCTTACTTTCAATAGATGAATATTCCCCGGATATTTTGGCCATCGCCATCGCTTCACAAACCCGAAAATCCCGGTATTGACTGTTAGACATATAAGCATTATTCGCTTGCAGGGAATGATAATTATCATGTGTTAATGGAAATTTATCTGTAAATGTTATCATGCTTCTACTTCTCCCTTCATCGCCTTAAATTCTTTTTCTGTTTCAGTCATTACCGGGACAATCTCGAAGTAATCTTCCCGCTTACCTACCTTATCCTTAATTGCTTTATGCACCCCGATAAGGTTTACCAGATCATCAATATCAAAGTTAGCGCTTGAATACCCTATATACTTTTCGACTTGATCCTTCGTAACCCTAAATTCCTTCTCAAAAACATTGACCATATTTCTTACTCTGATATCCAATGGTTCACCGGTATCCGTTAAAGTCTTTTTGCATTGCCGGACTGCATCTTCTATCACATCGCCAGGAATAACACTTAAAATGCAGGCCCGCATCCTCCTAGCGCCGTTATTAGCTGCTACCTCATATAGATCCCTGGGATCCGTTAGTTTGTTAACCCCACGCTTAGTGTGGCGCTCATGCTTTACATGAAATTCCTTAGAGATCCGCGTGTTAGTTTCCAGATCCCAGGCATAAGCTTCCATGGTAGTAACCCCATCCCTTTGATCTATTTCCTTGATCCCTGCTTGCATATTCCCCCATGCTTGGGCCAATGCTTCAGCTAGTCGAATACTGGGCCCTGTTACTGTTTCCCCGCCCCTGGGATAAGAATATACTGCCTGGGAAGCTAATGTCTTTCTGGTGCAAGCTTTCATAATTCTAGCATAAGCCAGATCATAATCACGTGGGAATTGCTTGGCCATAAATACTGCAGCTTGTACTTCCTGGGATGCTTTTGCTTTTGCTACCTCTACACCGGCGGGCGCTATAAGCGCCGCTGCCGTAGGCATTGGTTTAGGTTTATTAGAGAAATCACCGGGCCCTTCATACTCAAATTCATTTCCCACGATAAGTACCCCCTACTATTTCATAAGTAGCTTCAAAAATATCCGGCTTACAAGGGTAAAATTCTCCCTTAATTCCTTTGATGATATAATCCTCATTGCTAACGTGCATCGCCCCTTCTAGTGTAGCGATAATCATTTCACCATTGCGCCATTCAGCATCCCCGCCGACAAATTTTTCACAATCATCAAAGTTGCCATGTTTAAATTGCATTGCTTCAATGACTATCGGTTTTTTTCTGTACTGCCTTACTACCATTATTACTTACCTTCCTTCGTTTCAATTTTGAGATCCCCGCTAGTAACTAATGTTACGAAATATGCAAAGCTATCATCCGATTCTTCAATCTGCTTCATAAATTCCGCCTGGTTATCAGTATCTAAAGATTCAAGTCTATCCACGCAGATTAATTGTACCGGACTATCTTTTGCATAAGCGCGGGCAATGTCTAAACAAATACGGATCTGCTTGCTAGTAGAATGGTTTATTAATGGTAAAGGTACACCATCATCATTAGGGAATGTTACCCGGTTATCAGAATCAAGTCCTAATCCTTCGATGGGCAATTCTACATTGGCCAGTAATTCAGCCGGCTTTTCACGACAAACATTTACATACATATTATATAATTCGGCAGTTGCTTGTTCTTTTAGTAACCGGGCATTGATGGCAGATAATTCAGTTGCAAGCGGAATGAATGTTTTCATTTTTTCAGCGTGTTCAGCTTTATGTTGAATAGGTTCAAGATCTATCCATGGATTATCTTCTAAGAATGTTTCAGCTTGTAATTTCTTAGCTGCCAGGGCCGCAAGTTCGCGCTGCTTGTCTGCATCAATAGCCTTAAGATTGCCGGACAGTTCAGTATCGATAATGGCATACTTACCATCAAGAACAACACCATCAAAAACCATAAGATCTTTTTCAGTATCTAATTTACGTTGCTTAAGTTCTTCGATCTGTTTAAGCAGTTCAGCTATTGAATTATCGATGCCGGTAATAGTGATCACTAATTTCTGCCTGTCCTCTTGATGGGCAGTCGTGATCTTGTTTTTTCTAAACTCTGCGATTTCTTGTGCTTCTTTCATTTTTGAATTAAAGGTTATATACAATATTTCTAAGTTGCCATCATAGTCATTGATACATAGTTGTGCTTTTTCGCGGGAAACATTAGTTTTTTGCGCTTCCTGCACACTAACATATAATTCAGCCAAAGAAATGTCCTTCCAGTTTTCAAGGCAATAGTTATCTGGAAGCTTACTTGCAGTTGCTTCAGCATCAAATTCAGTATGCTTCACCGCACTATTAGCTTCGCGCCTAGCATCATACCAGTATTTTTCTAAATCCTTCAATACTTGTAAACCATGCCGGGAATAATCAATCTTGCCAGGTACTTCACTATTAAACCATCGCGAAACATCGGCCAATGAAACACTAATCGGCAGCAATCCCAGAAGAATATCGGTCTGTTCTGCATCTTTCTTTTGCATGAAATCAATTGGATTAAACGCAAATACTTCGCGGGTTTTCTTGCCAGGTTGTAATGCGCCAAATAGATTTTTTAAGAATGTTTCCGGCGAATTTTGCGGATGCCCTTTTGAGGATACCTTTACACTATTACCTACACTATTGCCGGCAGCATCGGCCGTTACAGTTCGTTCGATCTTGATATCATCATCGGTAGTTATTTCGATATAAGCTTGTTCTTCGCCAGATCTTACAAACTTGGCCCGGCGATCTGAATTATAAAGGCCCTTTTCAATGACTTCCAGAATAGATGTTTTAGACTTTTCATTGCCGCCGGAGATAACTGTAATCTTACCAGGATTGAAAGACAATTCCTTAATACCCAGACAATTCTTAATTTCTAACCGCTTGATTCTTGACATGAATTTGCACCATCCTTTTTTATTTTAGAATCTACCAGATTGGATCGCAGTAAGTACATGAGCGAAAATATAAACACTTGCTAACCATAAACCACAATAAACAATTCTATCCATATATCGATCCGCTAAAACAAGCACCAGGGCCCCTATGCCAACCATAGATTTTTTGATTGACTGCTGCTGCATCTTCGGCAAACTCTCCACCCCCATCTTCCACAACTTAAGTATTTTTCTTATCTAACCATTCTTGCACCAGGCCCTTGTCAAACCTTACTGCGTTCCGCATCTTAATTGCCGGTAGTCCTTGCAAACGCATCCGGTCGATTGTTGCTAAGCTAACGCTTAATACTTCGCTTAACTCTTTTTTTGTAAGTAGTTTGTCGTTCATGTTTTCACCTCCTGGTACTACTATATCACTCTACTTATTGCTTGTCCACTCATTTCTCACTTTTTAAACTAGGACTAAAGTCCCTATTTTTGAGCAAAAAAAGGCCGGTATTTCTACCGGTGTTAAAAAGGATGTGCCCCGCTTACTTCTGGATAGATATGTATAATTCCTGCTTAAAATGAGCTTCCATTTAAACGAGCATAAAGGGCCCTTAAAGCGCTTTTGTTTTTTACCGGTATATTTGGATGTAAACACCCGCCCCCTGTTAGCCTACCCCTATGCCCCGCAGCCAGTCCTTAAAGTTTCCCATTAGGATGCCGGCCATTTCGCTTCACCAGATAAAGAGCAGTCGAATATAAGAGCGCCACGACTAAAATTTGCATATAGTCCAACATAAAAAATCACCCCTTGCTATATAGTATGGCAAAAGGTGGTTTTTATTACAAGTTCATTAAATTAGTATCTGTAAATTAACCCGCCCCCGATATGCTTACCTGGATCCGGCAGCGTTACTTCGGCAACTACTTCAAAACTAGGAGATAACCTTCTGATCTGTATTGCTTGCCATCCATCTGAAGTATAAAGGGCCCCGGTACCATTTGGCTTATCATATCGCTTCTTTATTACTGCAGCTTGTTCAGCAGCCAGGGCCGCTACCATCGGCCGAACATCGAGATCAATACCAATAGAAGAATTTTGGTCTAAGACTACTTTTCCATTCTCAAATTTCTGCGTTTCCCCATCCTTAAGATCAAACTGCCAGGACTGGCCATTCACTTTAACCCCTACTACTGGTTTAGTTGTGGCCAATTGAACATCGGTTTTTTCTTTCTGGCCGGTACCTGGATCGATAAGCTTATCAACGTATTGAATTTCTGTTACTGTTTTTATAGTCGCAGTTTCTTTTATTGGCAATGGTTGTTTGGCCATAAATTCAGATAACAATTGATATTTACTTGCATCGGCACGAAGATCCGGGACAAACCAGGAATAGGATGCCCAGGCCCCCAGGCCCAGACCGAGCAGGAATATAACGCAGCCGCCTATTATCATCCCCTTATTCGTTTGCATTGTCATACCTCCTGCAGCCAGGACACAATGCCATCGATAATAGTTTGCGCGATCTTAAATTGATAATCAGCGCTTGCAAGTAACATTTCTTCTTCCGGATTAGAGATAAAACCCATTTCGATAAGTATGGCCGGTGCATCAGTATAAAGAAGTACATAGAATCTTGCTTCCTTATCACCATCGCCATCGCTTGTATCTTTGCGAAGGTATAGGCCAGGCATAGACTTTTTAAAACAGCCTAATACCGATTCGGCCAAATCATCAGCGCCGGTCTGACCTGGACTTGTCCATATTTCGCAGCCTACCGCAGATGGATTTTCTGCAGCATTACAATGCAAGCTTATAAAAGCAGCTGCAGCGTAATCGTTTGATAGATCTGTGCGGTACTTAAGATCATCAGTCACCGGTTGATCGTTCAATTCCCTGGTTAAAGCTACCGGGATGTTAAGTCGCATAAGTCCCGCCTTGATCTTCTGCGCTACTTCCAGGGCCCTATCGCTTTCGCGTGTTCCTGCCGGCCCGACTGCGCCCGGATCCGGTGTCCCGCTATGCCCAGGATCTATTATTATCAGCTTAGCCATGATGTTCCCCCTTACTTATTGATTTCTTTATAAGTATTTAAACCTTTTTTAAACGCTTCCTGCGCTACCAGGGCACCTATAAAAGTAAGAATTGGCGGAAGAATTGCTGCAAACTTGTCTATCATTTCGGGCCGGAAGTGAAGTACATACCATGCCATCAAAAAGATATTCAATACTATGAAAGTTATTAAGATCCTGTTTAAGCTTATTGCAATTGGTTCGTAGGTGTCCGATAACACTAAGGGCAGATTAACCCACATCTGCTTCAAGTTGTCCCACATAACTATCCTCCTTTACTTGTGCATACCTACATATATGGCCACCCCCAGACTGATAGCAGCAAAGCAAAGCGGCAATGCTTTCCACATGAAAGCGCCCAATCCATCTTGCCCCGCTTGCCAGATCTCTAAAATATGTACCCTTCCTTCTAGCTTGTCGGTTTTCCGGTTATGCGTGTCGCAGCCTTTTTCTCTTTCCCGGATTGTGGCAGATAGTTCGGTAAGTTTTTTGTCAACACTTGCGACTGCAGCGGTATTTTCCCGCATTATCCCAAATAATTCCCGAATGATACTTTCATCAACTGCGATAACTCCGTCTTGGTTATATTTATCGCCAACCACAAACTAACACCCCCATCTTTTCGCTACCTGTCCATTTGTGTAATTGGATGCCCAGGAAGAATATTCCTGCCTGGGCCCCTTTGATAATTTATATTACAAGAAAGACCTCCGGAATATCAACTAATATTTTGTTATACATGGCCAGGTGCCCTGCAATGCTAGGATGGGTATGGTCAGATAAAAACAATGCCGGATTTTGAGTTTCACCATCATAATTTAAGGATAGCGCCGTTGCAAAATCAATATATTTATATCCTAAACTTTTAATCCATGGATTAGCTTGTTGTATAAATACAAGGTTATCAGTAGCACCTTCTATTCGTCGCGGGATCGTTTGTAAAATTGGCACTCCGCCTAGTGCAACAACTCTGTCGATCAATATCTGCAGATTTGCTTTAAAGTCAGCTAACAATGCAAAACTATCGTTTGTTCCGATAGCTAACAATGTATATTTAGATTGATAATTTTGAAAATCAATAGGTTTATCAATCAGAGTGGTTGCTTGTGCGCCACCTTCACCCGCTATTAAACAATTACCATTTAGAGCCGCTTTTACTTTAGAACAATACCTATTATCAATATTGGGTATCATGGTATTACCTTCGATAAAACTATCTCCATAAATGGCTAATTGTGGCCTAGTTGGTTGGTTATTAAACATAGATATAGATAGCACATCAAAACTACCGTTAATAGCTACAATACAAGCACCTTCCCAGCCATTGCCTAGCGTAACAGAACTACTAACAGCTGTATAACTAACAGCTGTATACTCGCCTGTTAGCGTATCCGTTACTTTGAAGATTCCTTTTTGTGCAGTATCTTTTTTAAACTCCAATTTATAAACTCTGTTAAGAACAGGTGTAAAGGTTAAAGGAGTTTCAATGGCAATGTCTGAAATACTGCTTTGAAAGTTCCAAGCCTTTCTTATAACGATTTTCGAGTTGATAAAATCGACTTCCGCTAATCGTCCAGCCGCTACAGTAGATTGAGGATTTAAGCCTAGCCCAATATTTGAACTAAGGTTTGTCAATTTACATTCCGCATAAATAACATTGTTATCAAGTACGGTTTTTTCGTTATAGTAAAATTGTGCATTATAGCCTACTACTACAGGAGAACTTAACTTGCCAGTAGTTAAAACAAAATTTCCAGGATTGGTAAAAATACTTGGCAATGTCCCTAAGAATCTTTCGTAGAACAGTTGATTCGTAATGATTCTTTGACTTGCTTTTGTTTTATCTTCCAAATCAGAAACTTGATCTGATACTATTTCTAGTCCTTCTGATGATGTGGCAGAAATAGTAGCACTCAAACATATCGAATAAGCCGATACAGTTGGTTCAGCATTTAAATCACCAATAAAATCCCCTGCAAGGGTCTTACTATAACCAACTCCACTTACATACCCGAGATCATTCTCCACCGGGCCATATACCCCAATTACGCTGCCTTTGGGTACAAATGTTTTAGGGACTGTATACTCTACTTCGCCCGCTGAGGTAGTTATGCTAAATTCGGTGTTGAATACATAGTTATGGTCTAATATCGGATGCGGGCTCCATAGTTTAACTTTAATCGTTGCGATTCCATTTGAATGTAACTTAACTTTAGTAATATACCCATCAGTTGTATTTTTCTGCGAGTTAATACGTGTTTGCCCCATAACAGCCCAACTGGTTCTTGCGTTAGCTAAACCAATTACCGAATCAATAGTTATGGCATCTATTACCTCTTTGTCTAAATTAGCAAGCTTAACAATTAAGTCTTTAGGATAAACTAGATCGTTATAGTATTTTTCATATATCGAAGCCGTAATTCCTAATTCAAGTTGATAAGTAGCAATACTAGTGTTGAGCATGGAAACTCTCATATACGCAGCGTTAGCGGGTGGTGTATATATCCTACCGGGTATTGCCGGATAATTTAAACCGCTTATAAATGTTTTATTTTCGTTAAAATAAGCCATAGAACGACCTAAATTATCTACATATTGAAAACCAGAGGTTAGCGGAATATAGTCACTAATACTAGATAGAGCATTAGCAATTAAATTACCATTGGTTTCATTCATGTAGTAACCACTTGTAATAGTATTTTTATTAAACATATTCTTGCCAGGTGTTAAAAAATTAGTTTTATCAAGAGAAATGCTCTTGCTTGCTATTCCGGTACTTTGATATGTCCCTCCTGCAATCCAAGATGTAGACCAATAATACCATTTACCATCTGCAGCAACTAAATATACTCCTGTAGTTCCTGTAGGGAACGCAGTTTGCAGCGCTACCAATGTAGCATATACCGCTTTAGGTGCAGCTTGATTAGTAGATGCCGCCGCTGCTTCCGCTGCGGTTTTAGCGGTTAATGCAAAAGTAGCAGATCCGGCCGCTGCATCTTTTGAAGCGGTAATATCAGCTTGAATTGTCGCGACTGCAGCCAGGGCAACATTATTCACATCAGCTTCCATTGTTGCTAATACTGATTCAGATCCCGCCCGCGCAGCTTCAGATCCAACCCTGGCAGCAATAGCAAGATCCCTTTGAGCAATAGCAGCATCTACCGCAGTAGCAGGATCTAGTGTCGTTTCAAATCCATTACCGGCAGCGTTCCATCTGAAAGAATGAAGCGCTATTGGAGTAGGTAAAGCAGTATTAATCCCTTCAGTAGTGATGGGAATATTTAAGCAGCGATCTAATTTTTCTTGTTGTTGTTGATTAACAACAGTAAGGCGATCCAATCCTTCTTCAATCACTTCAGCAAATAAAGGGCCCTGGTCTACCAGATCAACTTCTTGCGTAGATGGAACATTCCGAGTAAGTGAAATCTTTTCAGCAGCAGTAAGTTTGGTACCGGTAATAGGAAAAGGATAATCGACCACCCCGCCATCGCTGCCCACATTAAGAGTAACGCGGTACCCTACACCAGTAGCAAGCTTAAGATCATGGCCAGAAGCATCGGTAATATAAACCTCTACATCTGATTCATCAAAAGCCTTGAAGGAGAAGGGCCACGCAGTAGCGGCCCCATTACCCACAAAAATCTTCTTTCGTTCATTGTTTGCTATTGTCACGATTAAACCCCCTTAATTCTTCTTTTCGTATTTCTTACCCAGGGTAATGTTTCGGATAAGTTCGGCATTGATATCACTTGTTTTCGCGCCATCCTCTATCCAGTCATAAAATCCTTTCGTGGTGATCTTGATCTGGCCCCATGGTATCCCGGTAAAGTAGGAAATAGTTTCGGCCGAATGAAGCGCCAACTTCTCATAATCTTTATCTTGTCCCTTGTTGGCCACATCGCCCGCTGCCCACATTGCTTTCACCAGACTGGAAAACACCCCGGATACCGGTGACATTTTATATTCAAATCCGCTGCCGGCCGCGTTAATAACATCGCGGGCAAAAGGGATCGTCTGGAAAGGATAGAGTAGTATGGTTTTAATTGCCCATTTTGCTTTTTCTTCAGTATCATCATCATCCCCTGGGCCCCTGCCAGTAACCAGTTCACCGAGCAGCGCCGGGAAAAACCAGAGATACATTGCGGATGCTACAAATTTGGGAATATCGGACATTTTCTTGGTACTGTGAATACTTTCGGCATACATATTGTAGGCGGCGCTGAAGTAGGAATAAAACATCGTGAACATCTTGTCCTTTTCGCTGCCCCTTTGTATCGCTGCCAGATCCTTTACTGATCCGCTACCTTGTGTTTGCCGAATAAGAGCATCGGCCTTTCTTATTGCCATTTCCTCATTACCATTCGTTTCAAGTAAAGCATGGTTATACTCGTTAATCCATACCGGTACTGTAATCGACTGATCCATAATGGCAATGTGCATAAAGAAGGTTTCTTGCATCCTTGACCATTTTCCTGCATCGATAAGGTTTTTCATTGTTTGATGCACATCGCGCTCAAAATTTGTACTGCGTGTACGCATAAAAGCAGACTTTTCAATAACGAAATCTACCTTACCCATTGGATTGCTATAAAATGCTGCTAATGCTTGTACTGTTCGCAGCATCCCGATCCTGGGCATAAAGTTAAATGCCCCGACTGGTTGTGCAATAGCAGTCGTAATCTTAAGGCCCATAGCGGCCACAGTAGCGCCCATCCTGGCTTTACCTAGTAATCCATCGATATAAGTGGCCGGCGCTTTATTCTCATTACCGATCGCTTGCAGCCATGGATTGAATTGGTGATATGCTTCGCTACCGATCGTTGATGTGAGCGCTTCCCTTACTTCCTTATTCCGCAGCATCTTATCTACATCGCGGATTGCCCGCCGGTAAGCCAGATCATGTATTACATTGGTTAAGTGTTCTGACAATACACCCAGATCCAATTTAATCGGCCTATCCTTGACTGCAGCTGCACGATCCTTTGTGTGCCCTTGCTTAGTCCCGGCCCGGTAAAATTGATTCTCAAAGAAGTCTTTCTGCCGCTGCGCTTCATCCTGGGCAAAAGCTTGTTCTGATAATCTAGGATCGTACTTGATGGGATAGTACCCGCCGGCATATGTGCCGTATTGTGTTTTAACTTCAGCAGCATCCACCTTGGGCAGCTTGATTCCGGCAACATCCCTAGTCAATTGATCCATAGCAGGGAAATAGGTATTCACCATATTCCAAACATCCTGGACAAAATCCCAGTCATTCTTCGTCATGTTGTCAAAGATCGCTTGTACCTTGGCATCATCCCACGCATAGGCATCCCGGACACGTTGCTTATTACCTTCATTGCCCCAGTTAAGGGCCAGGGATATAATATTTTCCTTCGTGAAGAAAGGGATCTGATCCTTTACTTCAGATACATAGATCTTTTTAGTTTTCCATCGACTGTATTCACCGGCAGAATAATGCTTGGCGAATATAGCCTTAAGGTTTTTACTTGCTTCTTCCCGCATAATTATTTCAGTTTCTTCCGCTTCTTCAATTGGCCGGAATAAATAGTTCCATCCTTCACCTTGGCCCGCATCGCCATCCAATCGCCGGACAATAAATTCTATCTTTCGCAGCGAAGCATCAGCAAATCTTAGTTTGTGCATTAGCTTATCCATGCCGGACTGATTAGGATTAACCCCTGGGCCCTTTGTGATCTTGTTATTGTCAAAGATTGATGCAACCAGATTATCCTTCGCTTCCTGGAAATCCCGCTTATTCTTATTGGTAAGCAGCTTATTCTTCAGCCGGCCCAGGTGTTCAATGTTCTTGATCGCATCATTGAGATCCCGCATTTCGTCAATAGTCAGCTTGCTAAAATGGATCTTAAAGGCAGCATCTTTCATCTTGTCGGTAATGGTAACAACTTCGCCGGCCGCTTCTTGTGAAGTGATCCAGGCAGCTAGTCCTTCCCGGCGCTTGATGATCTTGGCGCTGCGCTTCTTGAAGTCAAATCGTTCCAATAGTTCATCGATCTGATCCCGGTATCCCATATCAATCGACATTTTCTTGTTACTATCAAACTTCGTAAAGTACCGGCGCATTTTATCGACTTCGGTTTTAACCCTAATAGCTTCCATGGCCAATGCGTGATTTAACATTTGTTGCTCTTTTGCATCAGCAGCAGCATCATACTTTCCGGCCTTATACGCAGCTTCGGCCCGGGCAGCAGATCTTCTTTCAGCAGTAAAGTATTCGCTTGCCTTGATCGCATCAGCATAAGCCTTATTCGATATGATGGTTTTGGCAGCTGCTTTGATTGCCCTTGTTTTCGATAGGGCATTGGCCAGTCTTTCCTTCTGGTTAGTCTGCAGATCTAGGGCCATTTGTGTAGCTTGTTCAGCGCTAACCGGTGCAGGATCCGGCGCAGCTAAATTGCCGGCAGCTTCAATCAATCCATTAACTTCGTTTATCGCGGATATAATTGCAGCATGACTTTCATCCGGCGGCACTTCCCCGAAGGTAGTTTCATAACCTTTTTTCAGATGATCTTCAGCAACTAATGTATAAACTTCGCGCATCTTGGCCGGCATCTTTTCAATCGGCTTTTTCTTAGCTTTAAAATCTTTGATGAAATCGCCCCAGTTGCTAGGCAGTCCATCTTTATTGATGATCCCCATAATATCAGCGTACCATGGTTCATTATTAGAAAATCCGGCATACCATTCACCAGTCGCATTACCTTCGGCATCCATTACCGCGCCTTTTTTCTCCACACCCATCAAAGAATTATTTACCAGATAAAGCACATGATTATCGATGTTTTGCTGCTTGACTTGTTCTAATGCCTTGGCCATTTCTTTATTAGCCAGAATAGTAGTCTTATTATCCGCCTTGCCTTGATCCACTAGGAGATCGAGCATAGATACTTCCAGGGCCATCATATCCAGGCGCTTCGTATTATGAATAGCATTGAGCGCCATTTGTTTAATCTGGCCATTGTCCATCGCGCTTGCTTCTTCCGCAGCCATTGAATAATCAACTTGATCCTGCACTTCTTCAGCTATTGGCCGAGCAGCTAGGATCGTTTGAATCATTTCATCGCCAGAAGTGTAGAACATTAGGATATCGGCCACATCATCAGCAGTAAGATCGCTTGCTTCGCTATGAATATCGGCCGGCAATTGAGCCACAACATCTTCGCCAAACTGATCGACAAGTTCTTGTGTGCTTAGCTTAAGTTCGCCAGTACGCAGCAGTTCCAGGGATTTATATACCGGCATATCTTGTACTTCTTTTAAGATATCTTCTTGTAATTGGGCCCGCTGCGCAGCCTGGGCAGCTTTTTTCTCACCGGACACTTCAGACATAAGCTTACTTAATAAAGTTTCTTCAGCCATGCCCTTCGCTTCCACCATCAGATCCAGATATTTGTTGTAGTCAGCAAAGGATATTCCCTTACCCGCTTCAGCATCTATCAGCGCATTGTATTCGGTAAAGTTTTCCGCTTGCTTAATTTCATTTTCAGTAGCAAGCATCCGATCCATGACTTCGCGTATTTCCGGTGTAATGGCCATATTAAGGCTTTTCACATTCCGGTAAATATTAGTAAGCCACCGCTTAAAGTTTTGGAATACTTTCTGTAGTTTAGTGTTCGGCGCTTTACCTTCGCGCAGATATCCTTCAAAGGTTCGGGCATACATTTCATGCTGCTCTACTGTCCACCTTACCCGGCCATCGGCCCCGATCTGATCTGGTGTAACCCCTAGATATTCCTTAACAGTTTCAAAATCCGCTATGACTGCAGCCGGCGCATCCGGGCCCAGTATGATATTTTCCATATCGTTAAGGAATAAGTGGCCGGTTTCATGCAAGAATGTCGATCTATCAGCTGCAGCAAATAATTGAATAGTTGTTTTGCCGTTAGATCCAAATTCAATTGATCCGCGCTTGCCGACTTCGCCAGTCTTTTTCTTTTTGGCCTGGTCGAAGGTATTCACGATTTCAATTGCTTGATCGTCAAAGATAACATAGTTGTAATTATTTTTCCTGCCGGTTCGACTTGTTCCATCAAGGTATTTCAACCCAGGAATACCGATAGAATTTAGATATTTAGATGCTTCTTCATCCGATCCGAATTTAGCTTCCAATTGTCCATATATTTCTTTACCTGTCATTTCGCTATTGCGAATGTTTTCAGCATCAGCACTATTTTTTAGAGATAATATTTTTTTCTCTGCCGCTTCTTTTGTTGCAAACATATCAAAAATTTCACCAGTTTTAGCATCTACTACATTGAATGGTAAAGAGATTCCGTTAAAGTCTTTCTGCGGAGTTTTAAAAAATTGAGTAGGCACAAATTCTTTAACTATAAAACTTTTTGCTTGTTTAGGTTTTTTTGAAAGAATGTTTTTCACTCGTTCAGACTGTTGGCTTAAAGGTTTATTCCAATCCAACATATCTTCAGCATCCGGCGCTAACGATACTTCGTAAAGCTTACCAACATCGCCCTGCAATGTAATCTTGCCGGCATTGTCATTTAACCACTTGATAGCACTATTTATCTGCTCAACTTCCGGATCATCATCGATAGCATCTTGTGTCATTTCCATAATTTCTTTAAACGATTCTTCTACTCGTTTGATACCCTTGGCAACATCAGTCGTACCCGCGTTTTCTTCAAGCGCTTGCAGAGCAATGGCAATGATCTCGTTACCTTCATGCTTAAAAGTAGCATATGTTTTACCATCAAAAGTAGCGCTAGGTTTTGGTGCAAGCGTATCCTTATACCATTCAGCAATTTTCTTATCAGATGCAAAGTATAGGCCCCATCCAAAAGCTTGTTCACCTTCGCCGCTGCCCATATGATCCAATGAAAACTTATCAAAGGAATGAGGTGTACCATGCCATGCTGCGGATTGAAAGAGAATATTAGGTTTGTTGTAAAAACTTTCAATAGCAGCTTGGCGGGATCCTTCTACACTAGGATCATATTCAACTATAGGAACACCGGCCGCTTCTAGGTTGCTACGCGTTTTTATTGGTGTATTGATAGGTACTACCGCGCCACTAAATTCAGAGAGAGATACGGCCCTTTGTGGCTTAGCTTCGAAGTAATCCGTTAGTCCTTCAGCCACCTTCTTTAACGCATCGACACCGACTTGGGCCACTTCGTTATCAACAACACTAAAATCATTCTTCTTCAATGCTGCTTTGACTGCAGCCAATGATCCGCCCTTCTTCTGGGCCTGGGCCAATGATTTCATGCTATCATCGAAAGAGTTCCATACATCGATTTCACCGCGCCAGTTCTGGCCGAGATAAAAAGGTGATGCTGCATTTCTGAATTTTTCCAGGAGAACATCCAGATCCTTGTTTGCGACACCTTCTTCTTTTGGTGAAATTAATCTTTCCTTCTTCGCCCGCAGTTCATCCAATGACTTGAATCGGCTTGATACTGCAGCCTTAAGCTGACCAGGCCCATAGGTAATAGTGTTTTCCTTGTTCTTCACCTGGGCGCTTGTCATTGCATCAACTACGTTATTAAGAGTTAATGGCATATTCTTTTGTCCGACTTTTATTTGTGGCTTAGTAAACAAAGGCGCAAATATATTGGCCACCCATTCATTGTATTCATTGGCAAATGGTTCGACCATTGTTTCAAGTTCTTGCCGAGCAGCATGGGCATCTATTTCTTGCTTGCCAACTTTATCAATACCATAAGTCATTTTGCTAAATGGGCCATAGTACATATTTCCGTTTTCGTTAAAGTCTTTTTCTAAGAATTTTGCAGTAAGATCCCGCCCTGCTTTTGTATTATACTTAGCCTTAAATACTCTTGTAACCGCTGCTTTTGCGGCCTTAGATATTTTGGCCCATCGCGGATCTGTATCCTTCATATTGTGAATATCATCACCGATTGCCCTAACGACTTCTACAAACTTAGGATCTTGCAGATAAATACTTTCAAAGGACATATTCCGCATTGGTACTGTATAATCTAATCCTTTGACTTCGTGCATAAAGGCCAGGATGCTACCGGAGGACTTGAAATTGCTTATTGCTTTGTCACGATCTGGATTATTAACCATATAATCCCACGATTGGTCTAACCATACAGATTTATCGACTGCTTTAAAATATGATCTGTACTTATCGACCACCGCTTGCGCTAATCTTGTGGGCACTTTTGGCCAAACGATAGGCGGGAATCTCATAGAATAAGCATCTGCAGAGAATACCGGAGTTTTTGAAGGATCGATCATTTCTTTATTTCCGATAAGGGTAATATCTCCATACCCAGTTAAGGAAATATCTTTTTTAGTTATCGCTATGCTTGGTACCGGGATCCCTCCAAAGTCTGCAGCAAAATCAATATTTGCAGCATTGAGATTATGAATAGCAACTAAGTCATTCAATTGATCCCCGACTGCAGATTGATTATATGTACTTGTATCCTTAAGGGTATTGGTATAATCCACGACCGGCACTTGTTTAATTCCCAATTCTTTAGCGGCTATTGCTCTATGCCTACCATCGCTATGCTTAACATTAGTCGTATCTGTACCATACAAAGTTAAAGGATCGAGTTTATGGCCATCTTGTATATGCTGCTTAATATCGTCAACATTTTCCCTGGTGAGCCGATCCATAACCAAAGGCTTAGATTTTGCTAAAAATTCATCTGGTGTAACGCTTACTAATTGGCCACCTTCATTTTTATAGTTTGCTTCTCCCCACCATAAGTCCCTTTTCTCCATAGGATACTTCAATACTTTATTTTTAGCAGCTTGATAAAACACTCCTGGCATTGGCGATTTATTGCCTTGATGTGCTAAATTTGTATACCCTTGTTCCAGGGCATCAGCAACAACTTGCTCTTTTGTATCTCGTTGTATATCCATGAATGGGCCCTTGTTATCAATAAAGGATCCTTGCCATTTGCCATCTTCCTTAGTGCTAGGATGTACTACCATTGCCCGATTGCCGTTATCTGTTTCAAGAACAATCTTATCGCCATAATCTGCGACTACTTTTTTAGCAGCTGCTTTATAATCCGGGAATCTTTCGCCATCAAATCCGCTTGCTTCAGCTTCCAAAGGTATATCTATTTTAATGGTGTTAATGGCAGCTTGCGATTGGTTGTTGTTGGTTTGCTTGCCTTGGTTAATAAGATTATTTCCTGCAAGATTGTCCTTTGCTACTAAGTTTTTAGACTGATATTCTGCAGTTGTAGTGGTATTTACCCCGCCGGCAACTTGATTAAATTTCGATGATATCCCACCGGCCCCCATCCTGGCAGCCACCTCATTAACATATTCATTGACCGATGGATACTTGCCACCCCCTTCTCTTTCAGTCGGGAATGATCCCCTTTCAAAGTATCGATCTGCATTAGTTTCGCCGGCATACCAGGCCGCAGCTACATATCGAACATCGTTATTGTAGCGCTTCATTAAGCTATCCAGGTACCCATTTGCGACCGCATCTTGATCCGCTTCGCTTGCTTGATTAGGTAGTACCCCGACAAGATCTTCCCGGCCGGACATTTTAGCAGCTGCATCCCAGGTGCCAGGTTGAAATTGGTATTTTCCGTAAGCATCGCCATCTGGATTATAAGCAGTAATATCCCCGCCGCTTTCCTGGCCAAAGATCGCTACCCTTATATTTTCAACTAATGTTCTTTGAGATACCGGCGCAGTAGGTTGAGCAAATCCGGTTTCCCCGCCCTTAAGATTAGCAAGATGAAGGTGTACCCCAGATCCCGCATCATGGTAAAGGACTTCTCCCCATCCCGCTTCCCTGGCCTTAGTTTCTATTTCGTATTGTTGTTCCTGCGTGAGATTGCCCAGACTGATATCAATTGCATCACCGGATAAATGGTATGAGTTAGCGGCACCATTTACTGCAGTATTGTTTTCTATCGACCTTTTGCCAGATGTTATGACAGGATTAAGTCCTAATGATTGCAGATAAGCGCCGAAGTTATTGGCCCCCTGCTTTACGTTTTCTTTTACCCCGGCATAATCTTCAACATTGTTATCTACTGGCAATGGTTTAACCCCTTGTTGCACGACAGGCGCTTCCTGCTTATTCATGCCAACAATGGCCGCTTTATTGATAATGGAATATTCGATCGTGGTGCCCAGGGTATTAGGGCCCCGGACTGCGCTATATCCTGCAGCAACCAGTTCATCGATCTTTTCTTTTGACAGTCTTTCAATGCCACCCTTTACATTGATATCCATGATTTTAGCATTAGGATCTAGGTGTATCTGATAGACAGTAGGAGATCCACCGGCCATCTTGGAATAATGTTCAGCTGCCGCAGCATCTTCCGGAGTGACAACATATAACCCGCCAAATTTATCGGTACCCTTACCTTGCTTGGAAGAATCGCGGCCGGTGATCTGGATATTTTCAAGCGTTAGATCTGGATTATTTGAGCCATGAAGGAAAGATATAGTATTGCCATCCTGGTTTTGCGCGGCCGTAGTCATTGTTTTATCCCGGCCTAAAGTTTGCGTTCTTACCTGGCCATCTTGACCGACTGATATAGTAAGGCCCAGATTATCATACCAACCTTTAGGCTTGATGCCTAGCTGCTGCGCGACTACGGATGCCCTGGCCGTATAGATTGCAGCATAAGCTTCAGCATCGGCAGAAGTTACTTTGCCGGTACCCATCAGCTGCCCCTTGATATTGGCCCGGATGTATTCAAGATCCGAAGAATTGGCCGCATCATTAGTAAGCTGCTTCTGCGCTTCAGCAACTTCATTTTGGAAGTATTCCTGCTGCTTACCTCTAAATTCTTCAGCTTCGCGGGCAGTCATATCATTTACATCCAGTTTGAGATCTGGCATAAGATTCTTATGATGTTCGGTAGCGGCAAGCTTAGCCTGGTATACTTCGATAGGTATACGCACATCGCCACCAGTCAGCACCGCTTCGGCATATTGCTTGTCGATCCCTAGTTCAGATACTACCTTATCAGTTTTATCCTGGAAGTATCCGCTGAATTGCGTTACTGGGATATAAATATCGGATATAGATCCTTCGTGTTTATCCTTAATATCTTTAACAAAAGCCTGGTATGCTTCCGGCAGTCGTTCCCGAAGTTTGGATGCCGCTGCAGAATCGCCCAGTGCCCCTATTACTGCTTGATTAGTTTCGCCCCTTACTGCTGCCCTAGTATCCCTTACAAAGTTCATGCTAGGCCCAGGAAGCGTTAAGAATGTAAAAGCTTGGGCCGACTGTATGCCGGTATCGATCAATCGGTTCATATAATCATCGTTAGAATCTGCGACTGGATTATTCACCCCGCCCATATTCTTTGATCCTTCCCGGCCTAAAATAGTAATACCCTCTTGCAATACTTCCGTAGCAGTTTCTTTTGAGATAATACCGGTATAACCTTTTGCAAAATTAACAAAAGCAGCGCCATAAGTTTTATTTCGCAGGATTTCTTTCATTCCTTCCCGCGACATTTTAGCGATCATTTCTTTCCCGCCAGGGATCGACTGGGCCAACCATTTAAGCTGCATAAATTCCAGGCCCGCATTGGCAGTACCGACCATAGCAGCGGCCATCTTAGCCACATCCGGATCGACAGATACCCCATTCTTATCCTTGATATTGATAAATTCGCGGTAAGCCAGGGCGCTTTCCATCTTAAAAGAGGTTTCAGCGCCACCGGTAAGGATGCCCGCAGTATAAGCCGCGCCGGATGCAACCGGTACTGTTACGATTTCTTCTGGCAATGCTATTTGTGGCCCCATTTGGCCGAGCGCTACCGCAGCGCCGCCGGCCATCAATGCACCGGCCAGGCCCCTTTCGTTACCCTTGCGGATACTTTCCCATAGTTGCGGCAACATCTGGGCAGCGCCATAAATCCCGCCCTTTACAAAATCAGTCGGCGGCTTATCTTCGCTCATTTCTTTTTCAAGTTTCTTGATCTTTTCTTCAAGTAGTGCAGAATTATCGCCTAGCATCTGCTTGTATGCAAGGTTAGCAAGATCCACCTGTTTATCGCCGGACTTAAAGCCGCGACCGAATGATCCAAAGATACCTTCATGCTGCTCTAAGTTTGGTACATCGTCTTTCGCTACCGACATATTTTGAGGATTCAGCATCCATTGAGCAGTCGCAGGATAAGAAGTCGCAGTCCTGCGCCAATCATTGCCATTCGCTGCAAGCTTATCCTGCACTTCTAAGGCGGATTTTCTATTTTCATCATTGGCTTGTATTACCCAGATAGGAATACCAGTTTTTTGCGATAGCTTCATATCATCAGAAGTATTGTCTGGATTGACATTCGACATTGCATTGTAAGCAGTTTTCAAGCTATTGGACACATAATCAAACTCATTGCCCACAGTTTTCTTGACAGTATCCCAGGTACTTACTGCTTTTATAGGTTCAGCATCAGCAATCGGCACCAGATCAAAGGCCCCGGTACCTAGCGGCTTAGAATCACCCAAAACCATATCGCCTTTAGGCTTATCCCCTAGTGGTGTTAATTCAAAAGACATAAATTATCACTCCCTTTTCTTAGGCTTGACCTGGAATAATTGGCCATTACTTTCAACAACAAACATTTTTTTATCAGCATCCCAGTAAGTTCCCACCGGCATATCAGCTTCGTAGCGCTTGCCCATCTTGCCATCGGCCAGAATGATTTCGGCCACCGCATCATTGACCATCTTGGCGCGTTGGCCAGTATTCGGCGCTATACCATTATCGACCTTGTATTGTCGTTCCATCTGCTCAACAGTATCCAGTACATTAGGCAGATCCTTTTCCTTTACCTTGGGCGCTATATCCTTAATTAGAGATACCCACCCGACACCAGTTTCACCATTAAGGATCTTTTCGCTAAACTTCTTAAGATCTGGATCCGACATATACTTGCCATACTTCATCAGAAAATGGTTCATATCCGGGATCTGCCCACCTTCAAATTCAGTCAATGCCTGGGTATAAACTCCTATAGAAGTAACCTTGGGCCGGCCAGTTTCCAGATCAATCCCCAGTTTTGCCTTGGCCACATTTTCAAGTGAAGTAAGATGTTCAGCTTTTTGCAATCCCGAAGCATTAAGGATCGTTTGCATTTCATCAAAGGTTTTCGCCCCGCGTATCTGCAGCAATGCCTTATTATACCGATCTGCTTCGCCCTGGTTATCTTGCCGCCTAGCGTTAGCAATTTCACCCCGGAGATAATCGCGGGCCTTTTCACGTTTCGGGCCGGCCGGCAGCATGGAATCAACTTCAGCTAGTGCAGCCGCTTCCCCTTCAATACCATACTTGGCCAGTAAACTCTTTGACAATCCTTGAAATTCAGCAACTTCTTCGCCTTTACCCAAAGCAGCTTCAACGTTAGCAGCATCAAGCATGGATCCTTTGTTTTTTTCAAACCATGCGCGGGCCCCTCTATAATCCTGCTTAGCCAGGAAGTTATTAACGACTGCAGTATTAGAATCAGAAACAAACTTGCGCTTTTCTGCTAGGTTAAATTCGGGCGCTTGGCCCACATTCTGCGCATCGATCGCCTTAAGTCCGGTATCGATCTGGGCATAGATCATATTAGGATCTGATATCCCACTTGCTGCGATCTGCCCGATATTGGCCAAAGAGTTCGCGACTGTTCCTTCCTTAGTCTGCTTCCGCCATTCTTGATGCTCATTAGCTTGGTACCTGGATATTCCTTCGACTGTAGATACTGCCCTGGTAGATACAAACTTCTTAAATGCAGTCCGTTGGTTCTCATTCTGCAAGGTTGTTTCATACTTAGCATTTATTTCCTGGATCTTCTTGGCAGCTGCTTCAGTAAGGCCCGAAGTCTGACTGCCTTTAAGGGTAAACACCCCATCTTTTTCATTATACAAATAGTTGTTTACTTCAGTTTGCCACTTGTTAGAGTTGTCCAGGACTATGTTGGCATTAACTTCTTGCTGCATCACCTGGGATCGTTGATAAAGATCATTACTAGCTTGGTCTACAGATGCCCCAAATCCGCCGACTGCCTTGGCAACACCGGCCCCGAAAGCATTGGGATCCGCTTGTGCGTTAAACTTAACACCGGGCAGCGGGCGCGCTTGTACTTGCTGCTCATATGTAGGTACTTTCATATTGCCCCCCTCCTATCCGAAAAATTTACTTGTAGGATAATCCTTCTTGAATTGTGCGTATTTGCCCGATACCTGGGATGCCCCTGTTAAGAGTGTACTGGCCATGTTCCACTTGCCGGCAGTTTGAGCATTGGCGGCAGCGTAGCGGTTCATGCTTGCTTCATTCAGAGAGTTTTGCCCCTGGTTTAATAGATCATATTTTTCTAATTGCGAATTGTAGCGGATTGTAGAAGCATCTAGTTCAGATTGATAGGCAGTATCCGACAGGATATCCAAAGGACTGCCACTTGATATGTCTGATCCCTGGGATCCGAATAGTGTTTTCTGTGTACTCTTGGCCCCGGCCGCTTTTCTCCTTAAATCAGTTTCAGCTTGATAACCACGTTCGACCGCATCCTTTGCTTGATTAGCAGAGTTTTCAGCATTAACTTCATTGACCTTTGCTTGATAGTTATAACTGTTTGTCGTAGCATCGGCCGACTGTTTCTGGGCCATGATGGTAGTACCGACACCAATAACTTGCATTACTGTGGACATTGCTGCCATAGATGCAGGATCTAAGCACATAAGGATCACCCCTTTCTTATCATTGTAAATCTATGAAATAGTACATTGTCTGGGCCATACGGCCGCGCTTCATCCAGTACAAAACCGCAGAAGCGCAGCCAATCAATGGCCACTTTATTCCGAGCATCGGCATAGTTGAGCAAATAACTATATTTTAATAACATTAATTCCACAAATTCCCGACTATACCTTGCGTAGATCAATTTTATTTTATCAACATCATCCGTACCGAGCGCCCAGGGCCCGGCCCCTGCTAGTAAAGTGAAGGGCACCGCACCGAACATCGCAGCCGGTACCCCTTTATATAGCACAGTAAGACATACATCCGATCGCTTCCATACATCCGGCAGCGCTTCCGGGCCAGTCTTATGATGGGATGCCCATATTTCGGCCCGATCTTCTGCCCGGAGATTAGCGCCAATGTATTCCGCGTGTTCTAGTGTAGCGCGAACAACAGAAACATTACCCTGCTTAAACTTAGCCGCCATGTTCAATATTCGGCATTACTGCCAGGATCGTTATAGGCAGCGGATCTTCCTGCCGGATGAATACCCTGCCCCCTGGATCATATCCGCCCTGCATTGTCAGCTTCACATCACCGGTAAAGAGATCCAGAGCAGCGCCATACTCTTTTATCGTTACCTTCATAGGATCCAGTCGGTTCGCATTAGGGCCAATCAATCCGCCCCTGCTATCCTCTACCCTCATACTTACAGTCGATACCTTTTTCAGCCTAGCTTGTGCGGTACCATCCTTAAGGGTATATTCAGCGTTAAGCGTTTCAAGATCTGAAGAATAAGGTAATCCGACAGTAACAATCGAAAAGCCGGCAGTTCCTTTGATACTGCTAAAATCCACCTTACCACCAGTCACTACTTGTCTAGGCATTACAAAACCATCGGCCAGGATCGCTACTTCTTTACCTTCCAGATGATCCAGGCCACTAAAAACTTTAGTCGGTGCCCCTTCATACCGCAGACCACAATCGACAAACCAGGCCCGCTTCATCATTTCGCTTTTATATGTTGGATCTGATTCATACAATCCGGCCGGTACTGTCATTCGCGGTGCCATTCGTTCAATATATCTTTTATCGCCGCGCCTTACTATAAACCACACTTCGTTATGATCGTCACCAGGGATCGTACAAAGATCTTCGAAAAATCCTTGCGTATCGTGTCGATGCCAGGCCCATACTTCATGCTCACGAAGATAGGTAAGGCCGAGCAGGATGCCATCATCACGAATGGCCCATGCAATGCTATCCGGTTCTTGTTGATAGGCCCAGGCAACAATCTTTCGGTTCTTAAATAGATGCTTAGACAATACAGAAAGATCCGATCCCACTAATCCATCGGCGCTTATGTCATACCCTACATCCTGCACAGTCGCGCCCTTTGCTTGTACGAATAGCAGTCTATTGCCGATAACCAAAGGATCCACTTCAGACGATCCCCGGTATCCTTCCACCTGGGCATCAAAAGCAGTCGGTGTTATGGCAGTCGATTGATTGCCGGGCCCGATCATCCATTCAGCTTCAGAGGTAAATGCAGCCAGTTTATTCTTAAGCGGTACAATGGCCAGGATGTTATTCACCTTGCGACTTGATAATGTTCTGGTTACTCCATCATCATCCTTTACTTCATCCGGAGATACCCCGAAATTAACATAGTCAGCTACTTTTGACATCCAAAGGGTTTGCGGTTCATAAGTGCTTGATGCAAATACTAGGCGATCCCCTGGGTAAAATACGACTGTTAGCGGGTATCCTCTTACATTAGACCAGGCCCCTTCTGCCCAATCGGTAGTCGCATCGATGGATCCGATATCCTTCTTCACCGTAGCAGCTGCGTGTTTGCCATCCGTTACCCCGGTAATCTGCAGCCACCCTTCATATGGTGCATGGGCAGTTTCAAAGGAGATATACCCCTGCAAGTTTGGCGCATTATTCTCCTTGTTGATCTGCCGGAAATTTGTACTTTCAATCCGCATCAGCACCGGTTCATCCACATCTTCAGAGATTGAATAATTCCGATCTTCGCTGCCACTTAAGCTGCGCACTTCTTTCCAGGTAGAAGTCGGTTTATCCCATCGCATTATCTTTATATTACCAGACCAGTATCCGGATGTTTCTGCTCTCCACGTTTTATATACCATGATTTCCATAGTTAAATTAGGACTGCTTTCATCCCAATTCGTAGTATCAGTATCCGGCGCTGCATTACTACCTCCACCTGGATCCCCGATAGGATTAAGAGCGAAGTATAATTTACTGCCATACTTAACTACATTATTTTTAAGATAGGCGCTCGTTGCACTCCATACCGGTGCATTAGGGAATCCCCATACGTTCTTTGAGGGCATTGTATGGCCAAGCTTCCAAATCGATCCCACATGGCCCGCCAGGAACACATCATCGGTAGCGGTAAGGTTTATATTACCGGTCGTGGCCGAAGCGGTAATGGTTGTATCTTTGCTATTCATCGTAAGGTATGGCCCATCCTGGTAATCAAATTCAGCCATAGTCCAATCAGCATGACCTTTGCGCGACAATGTTCTAGGCTTATGGCCAACATTACACAGGTAAAGCACATCGGCCGACTGGGTAACTTTAAGCTTCCGCAGTTCAGTAGCAAGGTAAGGTGTAGCGATTTCATAAATGGCATTGGCATCATTAAGTATCTGGCCACCATCCATAAAGAAGCGCATATATAAATCCCCTGCTTCGATAACATAAGCTTGTTGAGAAGAAAACTGGAAAGGAATCAATCCTGCAGCCTTATTGTGATATTTAGGAAATGCGATAAATTCCAGGCCGGGCCGGTTAGAAGCGCCACCATGAGCATGAACAAAGAAATTGCGCATAGTCCGGGCCCCTACCGCGTACTTAGCCAGATCTATCCGGGCCCACATTGCCGGCGATAGTTCACCCGCTGCGAATGAAGGTTGTATCGAAAATAGTGGCATTAGTTCCTCACATCCTTATATCTGTTAGATTGCTGCAGCTTTTGATACCTTTCGCCGGTATCGATACCCCTGGCCGCTTCAAGCGCCTTTTGATACAAGGTATAACATTGTTCGCGCATCGCTTTATCGCCGGTCAAAGTCTGGGATAGTTCCATCGCAAGCTTCCAGGCCAAGGTATCCACAAAATTAGGATCGAATTGACTGGGATCATCAATCTTTAAGGTGTAATCCAAATATGCTTGATCGATCGAAGTATAGATGCTGCGACCGGCCCGGAGAAATTCAGTACCTTTCTGATCTGTCATGTTGGCATCATTGAATATCCGATGGGCCTTAAGACATTCATTCGGCAGCGCATACCCATAATTCCATCCAGGTATCGATTCAGTTTCGGGCGCTAATCGTTCGATCCGCTGCGCGAAGTTCCAGGGAAAGTCTTTCATTACTACATCCCTGGCCAATGGATAATGAAGCTTGCACATTCTGGCTTGTTGACTAGGTTCATCGATGCTTACAATAACATCGGCACCCATCCGAGTAAGAGCAATATTACATATTTCCACTACACTAGACAATATTGTCACCCCCTAGATATTAAAATGGGGCCAGAAGGTTATCCCCCTGGCCCCATTAGTTTATGCTTGCATCAGCATCCCGATAATAATGGCTTTATTCGCTTTGCTAGGCAATGCAATCCCTTTTGCAGCGGCCAGTTCTTCCAACTGTTTAACTGTCAATTTCGACATATCATAAGCGCCAGATACTTCCGGAGTTCCGGGATCGACTGCT